CTATCTACGTGGTCTGAGTATGAAGACGTTGTGGCAGCGGCAGCAGCGGCAGCAGAAGCAGCGGCAGCAGAAGCAGCGGCAGCAGAAGCAGCGGCAGCAGAAGCAGCGGCAGAAGCAGCGGCGGCAGAAGCAGCGGCGGCAGAAGCAGCGGCAGAAGAGGAAACCACCGAAGAAGTTTCGGGGTAAAGTAGATGATTGCTGAATCCATGGCCGCATTTGCCTTAGTTAAAGGCACAATAGATGCAGTAAAAGCGGCTGTCGATACTGCTCAAGACGTACAGGGTATTAGCTCTGGACTTGATGCGCTGTTCCATCACCGGGACGCGGCGGCAAGAGAACTCAAAAAGAAAGCGAAGACAGCCAAGCCTAAGTCAAAGCTGCACAAGTTTTTTAGTAAGAAGACGGGCGAAGACGAGGAAGATGAACTAAGCGTCGGTGCCGTTGCTGCTATGGTCTTAGAGCAGAAGAAGATTGACAGGGACATCCTCAACCTTGGGATTAGGATCGACAACAAGTTCGGCGAAGGTACGTGGGATGAGATCATACAAACAAGAGATAACCTGCTTGAAGAGCGTAAGGCAAAGCGCAAGAAGGCGAAAGAAGCTGCCGCTGCACAAGCGCTAGAAGATGAAGCGTTTTACGATAAAATTATTAGGTGCATTATTGAGGCTGGTAAGCTGATAGGCGTTCTTGCGGCAGCGGTCATTGCTGGTGCTATTATCTGGATGAATAGGGCAGGAGCTAACAGCTCATGGAGCTAGGAACCCGTGAACTTGTCCAGTTTATAAGCCTTATTGCCACACTTGCGGGGGCGTTTGCTGTTGTGAAGTCACAGCTTTCGCGTGTCATTGAAGACCTAAAGGCTGTCCAAAAAGAGATGGAGATAATAAATACTCGGCTTGATACTATTGAAAGTGGCTCGGCAGTCTTTAAACATCAGGTGGCGGTGCTGGGCAGTATCCTGTCTCCTGCCAACCTTGATAAGCAGTCACGAGAGATAGCAGAAGTTAAAAAAGAATTAACGTATTTACGAGACGGCCTTGAGCATCAGATGAAGCTCCACAACGGAAGCCATCCAAAATGAAAGACAAAATTGCAGCCGACATTGCCGTCATCGTGCCAGCGATCAGTCTGACATGGATGGATTTCTTTGATGGCGGAATTAGTATTGCAGTGGGCCTAGTCACATTAGTGGCGGTGATTATTAGACTGAAGATCGTGTGGGCTGAGTGGAAGTCTAAAAGAAAATGAAATACGTTTGCGCCATAATCGTCTTTTTATTTGGCTTAATTTTGTGTGGAGTTGCAAACGCGCAATGTGCAAACGGGCCTTTTGCTAAGTACGAAACGTGGCGCGAAGACACAATCGGGCGCAATTCAAATCAGTTGCTGGAGCGGGTTTTAGAAAACGGTGAGGCCCAAGCGTTTGTTTCTGCATACAACTTAAGCCCGCCAGAATCTCAAAGATTAGCAGACAAAGTTGGAATATGGTATTTCCCTCAAGCATCGTGGGTGTTGGTTGTTTGGGTTACCGAAGACTGCATAGACAATACCGAAAAGATACCGACTTATGTTGTGTACAAACTTCTTCAGGGTACTCCATACGGGGTGCAAAAAGAACTTTAAGGGATTTAAAAATGATTAGTTTACTTGGTTCACTGTTAGGTTTCGGCACGTCGTTCTTGCCAAAGGTCATGGATTACTTCCAAGACAAACAGGATAAGGCGCATGAGCTTCAGCTTATGGACAAACAACTGGAGCAGCAAATTCAGATCGGCAACCAGAAGCTAGACATGGTTCATGTGGAGGCTGACATACGTGAGACTGAGGCACTGCTTAAAAGTCAGACATCTCTCACGAAACAATCATCACAATGGATCACCGACTTAGCTGCTTCGGTGCGTCCGTTTATTACGTATCTTCTCTTTATAGAATTTATGGCGCTGACGTTGTTGCTGGCGTTCGGTTACATCGATAACGAGATGTATTCGCTTGTCTGGTCTGATGAGATCGTCGGCATTTGGGCTGCAGTAATTTCCTTTTGGTTTGGATCACGCACTTTTAATCGGAAGCAACAAACGTGAAAACAGGAGAAGTCGGCGTTGAAATCATTAAGAAATACGAAGGCTTTTCTGCCAAGCCGTACCTGTGCCCTGCTAATGTGCCTACCATTGGTTTTGGTAGCACTCGTTGGTTTGATGGCGCTAGGATTAGCATGGATAGCCGCACAATCAGTAGAGACGACGCTACGCGCTTGCTCCAGATGGAGTTGCACCACATTGAGTCGGCTGTTCCCCGGCTCATTAAAGCTCCGCTTACTCAAAACCAATTTGATGCGCTCGCGTCGTTCACCTTCAATTTAGGCTCGGGTCGTTTACAATCGTCCACTTTGCGGGCCAAAATAAATAGGCTAGACTACGAAGGCGCGGCGGATGAGTTTCCTAAATGGCGTAAAGCTGGCGGCAGAGTGCTCGCCGGATTGGTCCGACGTAGAGCAGAAGAACGTCGGCTATGGATGGATAATTCTCTATGAAGATAAAATACGATGCAGTAGAACATGAAAGTGGTATAATAGAACCTACGCACGAGATCGAGATAGTGTGTAATAGTTGTGGGTTTGATCTTGACGAATCTGAGCTTGATGCAGATACATGCTCTGATTGTGGAGCACCGCTAAATCTACGGCGTAGCGTGTCAATTCAAGTAACTTCCGTGCCGCTAGTCGGACGTACGGTGGAGTAACGTGTTATGTCGCTTAAAAAGTTAACGCTAAGGCCGGGGGTAAATCGGGAGAGAACGCGATATACTAGCGAGAACGGTTGGTATGAGTGCGACAAAGTACGATTTAGGCAGGGGTACCCAGAAAAAATTGGGGGGTGGCAAAGAATATCTGCAAACACGTTTCTAGGCGTTTGCCGGTCTCTACTATCGTGGGTTTCTTTAGGGGGAAACAACTTTGTAGGGGTAGGCACCAACTTAAAGTTTTATATAGAGCTAGGCGGGGTGTACTACGACGTAACACCGCTAAGGGCAACTACTACTAACGCCACCACATTTGCGGCTACTAACGGGTCTGCTACTATAACGGTAACGGACAATAGTCATGGCGCGTTTGCGGGCGATTTTGTTACGTTTAGTGGGGCTGCTTCCCTAGGCGGGAACATAACTGCGGATGTCCTTAATGCCGAGTACCAAATAGTCTCTACTCCTACCGCTAACACTTACACAATTACCGCTACAGCCACCGCGAATGGCTCAGATACTGGGAACGGCGGGGGGAGCGTAACTTCTGAATATCAAATACATGTAGGCGATGCAGTGTCTGTTCCGCTGACTGGTTGGGGTGCTGGTGGTTGGGACGTAGGTACATGGGGTAACGGAGGAACTACTCAAACCCCTCTACGTATTTGGAGTCAAGCAACCTTTGGGGAAGACCTTGTTTTTGGGGCTCGTGGAGGCAGTATCTACCTTTGGGACGCTGGGTCAACGATCACCCGCGCAGCCGCGCTAACCGGTACTGATGTGCCTACTATCCAGAACTACTTATTAGTTTCCGATACAAGTAGGTTTGTATTCGCGTTTGGGGCAAACACTATCGGCACTACTACGCAAGACCCTATGCTTATCCGGTGGTCAGACCAAGAAGACGCTACTAATTGGGCTCCATCTGCTACTAACCAAGCTGGTAGTTTGCGGCTTTCTAGAGGGGGCGAAATCGTAACCGCGCACCAATCTCGCCAAGAAGTACTAGTTTGGACCGACTCTTCCGTTTACTCTATGCAGTATTTAGGAGGGCAGGCAGTGTGGGGGGTCCAACTCGTAGGAGATAACATCTCTATAGTGTCGCAAAATAGTGTAGCGTACGCTAACGGTGTTTCTTTCTGGATGGGGAAAGACAAGTTTTACATGTATGACGGGCGCACACAGGCGCTTTTGTGTGATTTAAAACGCTTTATTTTCGACGATATAAACGAACTTCAGTACAGCCAAGTCTTCTCAGGAACTGTCGAAGAGTTCCATGAAGTGTGGTGGTTCTATTGCTCTACAGGTTCTAGCACCGTAGACCGCTATGTAGTGTATAACTACCAAGATAAAGTTTGGTACTACGGTAGCATGGCCCGCACAGCATGGCTGGACTCGGGCACTCGAAATAGTCCTATCGCAGCTACTTACAGTTCAAATATTGTAAACCACGAACTTGGAGTAGACGACGACGAGACCGGGACCCCTGCGGCAATAGACGCGTATATACTATCTTCTGAATTTGACATAGACGATGGGGATAAGTTCTCGTTTATATGGCGCGTCCTACCAGATATAACCTTCTCTGGCTCTACGGCAGATTCCCCTAACGCTACTATGACCTTATACCCGCTAAAAAATTCTGGGTCCGGGTACAGCGACCCTGCTTCAGTAGGAGGAGTAAGCTACGGAGCGGTAACTAGAACCGCTACCCTGCCGGTAGAGGAATACACAGGGCAGATTAATACTAGGGTTCGTGGTAGACAACTCGCCTTTAAAATATCATCTGCAGACCTTGGGGTGCAGTGGCAACTTGGGTCTCCTAGGATAGATATACGAGCGGATGGTAGGCGGTAATGGCTTCTTCCGAATTTACTATTGATTTTCGCGCCCCTGCGCTACCTCACCCCCTGCAAGAGTACGACCGGGCAGCGTCTGATCAATTTAACAATGTCCTTCGACTATACTTTAACCAGCTAGATGAGGCGTTGCGGGAGTCGGCGGCGGCGCACAATTCCTCAGAAGCGCTAATTTGGTTTATGAGCTAATGGCTAATACATACACAAACGCAAAAGTAGACTTAACTACGGCTGACGTAACTACGTTGTATACGTGCCCTACCCTTACGTCTGCGGTAATAAAATCTATATTGGTATCGAACGATTCTGGACACAACGACACTATAACCGTCACTATAACAAACGGATCGAGCGTTTATAGTTTATTTGAAGTAAAAGCTATTACGTCTAATACAACTGTTGAGCTTCTAACCGCGCCGCTAGTACTACAAGCAACTGAAATTCTTAAAGTTACCGCCGCTATAGCGGATAGACTGCATGTAGTAGCTAGTTTGCTAGAAGTGAGCTAAGGAGTTTATTGAAAGCCGCGTACAGGCGTGGTAGATTGCGGTTCCCTTTTTAATGGAGGTGCAAAATGGACTATATAGCGTTATTCAATGAACTCACTAAAATAATAAAGATCGCAGGGGGCGACTCTTGCGAAGCTAAATCTCTCACCGATAACATATATGAAGTAGGGTTAGACAGCCTAGACGTTGTTATGCTGAGTATGTATCTGGGGGAGATGTACGGAATAGATGAGGAGATATCTAGGGACATGCCTATTGGCACCCTTGAAGAAACTTTTGCTTTTGTAGAAATTAATAAAACTACTGAACCTGAGTCTATCGCCGCCGCAATAGAGGGCGTGCAATGATACATATGACTCACTCCGCAACGGTGTACACCGAAACTCCCGCCCTAATAGATGATATCCCTTACCCACAACACGCACATATACTACGTAACAGCTTTAAACGTGCTAAAACTGGGCTATCGTACCCCCCACATAAAGTATTAGAGAGTGTCTTAGACTCAGATATTGTAGACTATGTACGGAATACCCCAGTCAATGGGAAGACCGCGTTTATTTTTGCTGCGGGGAACCAAGGATGGATGGGCACAAATGGGCGGTACGATCAAAGCCCTGACACTGAACTACACTACAAGGTAAAAGTACCGTTTATTGTGCTAACAAACATATACGCTGGGCGTATTGCCGCTATGTTCGGCTCTATAGACCACATATCTACGGATGCTACAGCGTGCGCTTCTAGCCTAAAAGTTCTTATGGATGTACAAAACCTAATAAACAACCTCGGGTTCGACCGAGTTATTGTTCTTAGCGGAGAAGACTCGGTAAATAACCTAACGCTGGAGTTTTTTGGTGAGGCTGGAGCAAGCCTGCAGCACGCTGAGGAAAAAGAAATTAAACCGTCTGCGTTTGATTCAGTAAACAGAGGGTTCTTTTTAGGGCAGGGAGCGGTCTTAGCGGTATTTGAGAAAGAACGTGCTGGTATGCCGAAATCAACCGCCCGACTGTTAGGCGCGTATACTGCGTCAGAAGATAACAACAACCCGCTGGGGCAACGCGCCGATGGGGCCGGGTACACAAAAGCTATAGAAGGCGCATTGTTTGTAGCCAAGACCTCTGCTAGTGTAGTAGAATTAGTTAAGACGCATGGTACCGGCACCCCGGTCAACAATGCTGCAGAGAAAACCGCGCTTCAGCGCACACTAGGCAATTTTATTGCTACGTCATATAAGCAGCGTATAGGACACACTATGGGTGCCAGCGGGCTATTAGAAACTTGTATGCTATTTAAGGACGCCGCTTCGGGGGTGGTGCCCGCTATTGCCAATAGAACAGAGCATGATTCAGTATTTTTGTCCGCCCCTACTCCTACTCCGAGTGGCTTAGTGCTTAGCCTAGCAGCGGGTATGGGCAACGCGTATTCTGCCGCAATATTTGATCGTACAGGTGCGTAATGGAACTCATTGATAGCAAGAAAAAGAAATTAGAGGGGCCAAGCATTATTGCAGAAGCAGTTAAGCAGGGGAACACCGCGGGCTACCCTCCAGCAACGGCTTTAGCTGCGGTAGCAAAAGAGACCCAGATAGCCGGGGCAGTAGTAAAGCAGTTTGGGAATACCGTGTTCCTATCGCATAGGGGTAAGGGGGATAACAGAAATAAGATGATTGGGCGCGCGTTTAACGTAGACACAGGTAAAAACTTCATAACAAACGCTTTAGATTTTATATCTTATTTACAAGAAGAAGGTATAACTCATTACACTACGTGGTTTACGGGGGCCGATTTCTTAAACGGATTTAGGTTTTTCCAGCGCATGACCCGAGGCACTGACACACAGATCGGTATAGCTGAACGAGAAGAAGGCGGGTACATCGTATATATAAGAATAGGGAAAGACCCTATCCCCGAAGGATTTTAAATGAGTTTTGTAGCAGACGCCATTGGTAGTGCAGTTGGGTGGGTAGGCGACGCTATTAGCGACGTTGCTAGCTTTGTCGTAGACGACATCCTAGAGCCCGTAATTGATACTGTTGGTGGTGTCGTCAAAGGCATGATAGACGACCCGCTTACTACTCTCGCTACTATGGCTGCGGTTGCTACAGGACAAGTTTGGGCTATACCTATTATCCAAGGGGCTAGTGTAGCGGCTAAAGGTGGGGATTTTGGGGATATAGCGCTAGCTGTCGCGGCTAGTTATGTTGGTGGGCAGGCAGGGGCGTATGTCGGAGAAGCTGCAGGATCGTACATAGGAAGCGCAGTAGGGGAGGGAGTAAGTGCAGCTACTCGGGAAGCTATCACACAAGCTACTACACAAGTTGTTTCCGGCGCTACTCGGGGTGCACTAACCGCGGCTATCACCGGCAACGGGAATATTCTTGACGGCGCTCTTGGGGGCGCTCTGTCGGGCGCAGCTAGTGCAGGGCTAAGTTATGTAGGGGGAGAGCTTGGTTTCGGTGGGGAGACCATGGCTACCGAAGAGTTTGATGCGGGGGATTGGTCGGACACGTCTAGCGGGCTAGAAAGTTCATTTAGTAGCGTTATAGAAGGGTTTAAAGAACTTCCGCAAGTAGCGCAGGACATGATTACAGGGGGCGCGACCGCCGCTGTTACTCAGCTAGTTAGGAACGGGGAGGTAGATGCGGATGCAGTTGCTGGAGTTATAGCAACCGCCGGAATAACTACCGGGCTTTTAAAACCTACGCTTGCCAAGTCTGATTTAAACACATCACAACAAGCGATAGCCACTAAAGTTATAGGGGATGTCGTGCAAGCAGCTTACTCCGGCACAGACGGCTACGCCGCGTACCAAGCCAGCATCGGCGCAGTAGGTACTAAAGCGCTAGAAGCAGAATTTGACGCTATATTTACGCAAGATAATTTCAACGCAGTAATAGAAAGCATCACGGCTAATTCAGAAGAAGTAAATAACACCGCTGAGCTTATGGAAGAGCGGCGGCTACGAGTAGATGTCTCGGCAGAAAACGCAAATATGATCGCCGCAGATTTAAATGCGCAGCTAGACAGCTATAGAGAAGACATAGATTACTATAACGAGACCGCTAGGTTTGAAGATCAGGATGTTGCAGAAGAACTTCGCACAGATATTGAGGCTAAAGTAGAGGGCATACTTGCGTTACGCGCTTCACTCGACTCCGCAGTGGCAGATTACGAAGCCGTATACGCAACGTATGAAGCTGCTGCTGGTTCCTATAAGAGTGCGGCGGACAACTTGTTAGTAGATCAGACTACCCTTGACGAGCTTACCCGCCCGGTAAACGAGCTTGCCTCCGAGCTTATATCAAAAGAGATAAATCCAGAATTTAACGCCGAAGAATATCGGGAAATAAATAACATTCCCGAAGACGTAAACGCTTACGTGCACTGGCTGCAAACTGGACGTAAAAATATAACTAACCAAGCTGATTACGATGCTCGGCTAGACACTACGGTAAAGAATCAAGTAGCCGATATTGTTATGGCTAACCTCGACACTAAGATAAATAGTGTAGAAGACATAGAGGCTTTGTATGCAGCGGTAAAAGAAGGCGTCGGCAACGATCTTTCTGTGCTTCAGACATCTGAGGGTATGCAGAGTGCCCAGCTAGCTGCAAAAGAGCATATGGACGGCATTGAGGCCCGAGCCCCATCTGAGTACGTTCCTACTACCATAGAAAGAGATGCAGATGTAACTGACGCTGACATCGCTAAGGGGAACGCTGTCGCTGTTTTCGAAGAAGAAGACGGGGAAGTAAGAGTTAATTTCACTAAGCAAGTGGTAGGCGATGAAGTATTTAGCTCTGCGGTTAATAAGAAAGTTACAAGTCAATACGACGCCGCAACAAAACAAACTACATTTTTTGACTCTGTAGGGGAGAATCTTACCTCTGCTATTGAAGCTGTAGGCGAGTTTATCATTCCTTCTGCGAGCGCTTCCGAGTCGGAGATTCCTCCTCTTACGGTCACAATAAGACCACCTACGTTTACGCTAAAAGAAATACAAAAAGCAGCGCCGTCGATAGCTATTGATACTGCCGCTGAGTTTACCCTTACGGAGGAAGACTACGCGGAGCTAGATTTTGTTACTCGCACGTTCTTAGACTTCTCTAAATCTGTAGCTAAAGCCGCAGATACTTACGGTGCAGACAACCCCGAAGACGCGTATGCTGTTAAACTAGCGGCAGGTGTAGCGCTTGATAGCGGTGGGCAGCTACTTAACGCCTTTAACGGCGTAGTTACATTCTTTAATGACGCAGAAGATGCGGACGCTCGCGAAACTAACCTAGGCAAAGTGTCTCAAGCTATGATGGATATAGCTAAGGCTACTCAACCTGCCGAATATAATGCGGCTATAGAAAAATTTAGGGGGGACGTAGGTAGAGCTACAGGGTTTGGGGCGACTGCAGACGCTATCTGGAACGGGTTTAAAGAAGCTCCGTTCGAAGTTCTAACTGAATATGTCGGCAAAGAATTACTCCAAGAAATCCCTCTTATTATAGCTGGCGGAGGTGCGGGGCTTATAGCTAAAGGTGCAGCGGGGGCTGCGGGGGCGGCTACTGCGCTAGCGCAAAAACTTGGTACTGCAACGGCTTGGACCACTAACGCAGGGTTGCAGGTTCTTGAGACCGCCGGAGCAACCGCGGCAGAAACATACGCCGAGCTTTATGATGAAGCGATTAAAATGGGGGTCGCCCCGGAGCAAGCTGCGGTTACAGCGCAAGAGGGCGCAATTCTTAACGGCGCTACTGCCGCAGTTATAGAAGCTACTCTAGGGCGTATTCTTGACCCAAGCGATGTACTAGCAAAGAAGCTAGCTGGGGCTAACGATACTCTTTTTGGTACGGCCCTAACGAATATTGCTGCGCGCGGCGCGGGTATTGCTGGCGAAGGAGTATCGGAAGGCTTTGAAGAGACAGCTTCTACGTATCTTAAAATAGGTATGCTAGAGGAAATAAACCCAGCGATTACTCAAAAGGGCGGGCGCTACGAAGATTTAGCTGGCACGTTGACCGCGAGTGGTATTCTTGGTGCGGTATCAGGGACAGGCACTGTTGCGGGAATTACTGCCGGAGATATTGTATACAACGCAATTCAAGGGGGTACCTATACCGGAGCTGACGGGGTACCGGAAGATGCGTACACCTCTAGCGTCCCTGCAGACCCTAATAATCCTTTCGTAGCGAACGCGCTGACTTATTTTAATCCTACATTACTTAATGCTACTAATGATGCTAAGTCCGATGACCCAGAAGTACGCGCCGCTGCAGACACTACGATAAAAGAAGCCCTTGGCTACGACGCGTTCTTCGAAGAAGACGGCACTATTGCCGATCTTACGCGGGCTCCTGATAGTCTATATAAATACGATACCGCGCTGTCCGTCCTCAATATGGGGAATGATGCGGATTATACTTCATCTCAAGAAGTGCAGGATGCGTACGATGAAGTCGCTGATCAGACTCCGTACAAGCCCACAAACCAACAACTCCTTGGGTTTACCGGACAACAGGCAGAAGCAGGTCTTAACAAACGACTAGCAGACACTGTAAATCGTGGGTATGTAGGGCAGATTTTTGAGCAGGAGGGGTATACACCTACCCCCGAAGAGATTTCGGCTGCGCTTGAGCAAGCTGGGGACGGTGTACTAGGGCAAGAAGCGGGTACTGAATTAGCTGCACAGTACGACCCTAAATCAGTAACCGAGCAAGAGGTACGAGATTATTATGCGGGGCAAGGGCTATCCGCTCCAGTTTCACGGGCTGACTTAGACTTTTTAACTGGGCAATATGATGAGGCGGGCCTTGCAGAAAAAGCAGACGCCCGCTTCCCCGTTGTTGGGTTTAATAGCATTGCTGAGCTTATCGGTAAGCCTGCGCAACAAGTAACTGCTACTGACATTGACTTTGTTACTGACTTAATTGCGCAACGCACCGCTATGACCGATACAGTTCCATACACGCGGCAAGAACTTCAATACGATGTAACCGGCGATAATGTAGTAAACTTACAAGACCAAAACGTGCTACAAGACCTACTAACATCTCAACAGACAGGGAATGTCGTTGGTCAGGGCGTTGTAACTAACCAGAATACCGCGTTTGCAAGTACGGGCATAACGGGAGAGTTAGAGAGACTGCGTAAACAGAATCAGCGGGAGCAACAGCAGCAAAACGTACAGCAGATGGTTACTATGATGCAGCCCGGAGCTATGAGCGAAGTAACTACACCAGACCCTGCTAATATTGAGTATGTATACGATCCGTTTGGAGATAGTATTTTTGCTACCCCAGAACAAGAAAGATTATTTGTTGCTCCTTATAGTTCTCGTGGTAATACGTTAGGAAATAGGTATAATATAGCTGCGGCAACAGGCGGGCTTGTACAAGACAACACTGATGAGATTATGAAAATCCTTGGAGTAAGTAAGTAATGGCTAGTAGTTGGATTGATGATATATTAAACGCAGTGGGGGACACAGCGGTAGGCGCGATACCAAATCTACTGGGTTTAGGTGGCTCTGCAGCGTTAAATTACGGTATTAATGCAATATTTCCGGGGGCTACCGATACGCAGCGAGAGATGGCTGGATACCAAGGAGAAATCCCACAGTACGATGTGGTCAGAGAACGCGTGCCCGATACTTACGCCGCGGATCGTAGGCCGGGAAGCGGGGGACAACGCTACTTTACCGATAGCCAATACGTCCCTAAAGGACAGGGCAACGCTGATCAAATGGATGCTGCAGGACTTGCGGCGCTTAATCTTGCTAACCCAGCCAGAGAAGTTAGGCTGGCCCAAGGCGGTATTGCTAGCATGAAGCAAGGACGATACCTTAACGGCGCTACTGACGGAATGGCGGACAAAGTTAAAGCTAGCATAGATGGTACCCAAGAAGCTCGACTTAGTGATGGTGAGTTTGTTGTACCTGCGGATGTTGTCGCGCACCTAGGTAACGGAAACTCAGAGGCGGGGGCAAAACAAATGTTCAGTATGATGGATAGAATCCGAAAAGCCCGCACTGGAAATAAAAAACAGGGTAAAAAAGTTAATCCTAGAGACTACTTACCCGCGTAGGAGATAGAGTTATGGCCGAAACTACCGATATACCTGTAGCCGCAAATAC